GGGCGGGGGCAAACCGTTGTTCCAGCCGTTCGCGATAACAGAGATATGGACTGTCACGATGACAGCCGCTACTACGTTTGACGTGTCGGGCAGCACCAGCGGCGCGCAGGGCTCCGGGACCGTGGGCGTGGACTTCACGTCCACCAACGGCATGGTGGAGCTGCGGGTCGTGGCCGGGGGCACGCCATTCGTGGCGACTGACTTCTTCACCATGACAGTGACCGCGGGTACCCCATGGGAGGTGCTGAGGGGCGGTACATTCTTGAATGATGACAACTGGTTCATACCGGCCGGGGCCTACCCGACCGCGGACGTGGTCGCCTTCGGTCTTGGCTTTGCGCTGTCACCCCCGATATACATTGATCCCCTTGGGAACATGCAGTGGAAGGTTAAGGGGGAGTTGACGATCACCAATGGCGGATTGATCCAGACAGGAACCGGGAACGGCACCCTGGCCCTAACCACGGTGGCATCCCAGGCGGCTGCTAATCGGTGGTTTATTGAGTTCACAAGCGCCACGACGTTCGACGTGTCCATTGTCGCCTTCGGTCCTAGCGATCAGGGCTCAGGCACCACGGGCGTGGCATTCACGAGCACCAACCTGGAGGTTACGTTCACCATCACCGTGGGCGGCACCCCGTTTGTATCAGGGGACAGGTTCGAGTTCGGCATCCACAATATAGCGGCCAGCATCGAGGACTCGATCAACATCGAGATCAGGAACGTGCCCAACGGCACCCTGCTGAGGGTGGGGGATGACTTCGGGGGCAGCTCCGGGGACAAGATCGTGCAGGTGTACGGTGAGGAAAATGCCGACGCTGGTAATGGGGTGAATGACTACCCGAACAACTTCGGGGCCTGCTTCCTGGAGCCAGGCCAGTGGGAAATCGATGTCAAAGCCACGTTCTTCGCGTCCGGGGGTCCGGCTCCGGTCGATGACTTCCAGCTTGGCCTGGGATGGGCTGAGCCGGCGGCTGGTTTTGTGACCATCCCCAACACCGAGTTCACCAATTTGCTGGCCTCCTGGAGGGGCAACGTCGGCCTAGATGGGCTGTTCGCTCCGCTCGATGAGGTCGAGTTCGATGAGTACATGACTCAGAAGGACCTGATGCTGAAGGGCATAGGATCTGCCGGCCAGGACGAGATTTTCGTAGGCATACGCACGCATGGCCGGGCCGTGGTCGATGTGTTCCAGTGGGATGTCAATGGCTTCACCGGGGACCCGACGACAGACCCCTCCATACACTGGAGGAACGGGCCGGGGCATCCGTTCCTGCTTCAGGGACTTGATCCCCCCAGGGTGCCATTAGACGACGATCCTATGGACTACTGGCTCGACGTGAACGGCAGGCGCATTCTCATCTCCATGAAGGTGACGACCGTCTTCGAGGCGGCCTACCTGGGATTCCTTGAGCAGACCACGTTCCCGTCAGAGTATCCGTACCCGCTGGCCATAGGTGGCTCGATGGACTCGGATCTCGGATTCGTAAACTTCTCGAACCTTAATGGAGGCGGGCACAGGTCCTTCATGGACCCAGGAACGACTGGCAACAGCGCCAACACTCTTGATGAGAGCTGTCTGATGGTGCTCAGGCCGGACACTCTTCAGTGGGGGTTCTTTCAGAATAGGGTGTCCTCTACCGGGGTCAGGCTCCAGAGTACAAACAGGCGCCTGGTGGTGTGGCCGTGGACGGACCCGGACATCGACGACCAGATCGACTCCCAGGGCGGGGAGTATTCGATAATGCCGGCAGTCGCCTTTTTCTCTGCTGACCTTGAAACCGTACATGCCATCTATGGCACCCTGGACGGGGTATTCTGGGTCAGCGGCTTCAACAACGCGGCGGAGAACACGTTCATAGTCGACGGGGACACTTATGTGGTGTTCCAGAATACGTTCAGGGTGGACATCGAGGACTTCTGGGCGATGAGACTCGACGACTTCCCCAATCCTTAGGAGGGTATAATGGGTTTTCAGGCATTTCAGTCAATAACCATTACCGACCAGGACGACTTCATCAACGAGTTGGAGACGTTCCTGACGGCCAATGGGTGGACATCGAACGACAACTCTGTGTTCGGCAACGGGCGACGCCTGCACTTGCAGAAGACGGGCTCAGAGGTACTACATTCCGACCTGTTCGTCAATCTGCGGTCGTCGGAGCCCGCGGAGATCCACTTCAATGACAGCAGCCAGGTGTGGCATATAGGACTGAATATGTCGGAGACCTTCGTGCTCGTTGACGATCCGATGAGACAGGGAGAGAGCACCACACCCAGGTATCCACGTGATGCTGCGGGAGCGGGACAGTCAAGGGGTGTCGGTGTCAACCACAGGAATGTCGGTGGTACGCTTCCCTTCCCCGCGAACCAGACGTGCTTCATGTTCGTGTTCGACTTGCCGGACTTGGTGGTGTGCTACTTCGAGTACTCCCCCGGGCGGTTCAACTTTCTGTATTTTGGCGAGATCAAGAAGACGGCCACCTTCACCGGGGGCCAGTGCTTTGGGGGATCGAAGGGGTACGAGAACGCGCAGATCAACGCAGCGACGCAGAATGTGCCGAGATTCTTTGACGACACGAACGATCACCCCAACAACTTCATGAGGGTCGACTTCGATACGGTCACGGGCCGATGGTCTGTGAATCATAATACTGTTAGTGCTACGGCGGGTGCGGCGCAGTTATTACTGGGCAGGCACCTCAACGGATTACTGCAGGATGCCACGCCCAACGCATTCAACGGCAAGGCCCCGCTGATCACGGCCTACGCGTTTCAGCGAAGGGCCGGCGCCATACAGCAGTCCCATCTGGGATTTCTGGAGCACGTGCGCCACATCAACATGGAGAACCTCGTGGCCAAACAGCAGTTCACCGTAGGCACGACAGACTGGCAGGTGTTTCCGTTCAGGGCCAAGGGGGCCATAGTGGGGAGCCAGGAGGACGATACCCTGTCTGCCAATCGAGCCGTCGCCATCAGGAGGAACTAATGGGATGGCCGTCATCACCGTATCCCAGGTTGTGCAGCCACCGGTCACGGACTTCCTCGGCAGCCAACTTGACATAGCAATAAGCTCGAACCTGCTCAGGCCGCCGGCTGGCGGTGTGCTCGATCCTATGACCACCAACTTCATATTCAAGATAGCCTTGGATACTGGAGTGGTGGGCCTTGAGGACATCGACGCCATACTGGTGGATCTATCGGTTGCGGCGGTCAAGGTAGTCAATCTGCCCATCGCTATCGTTACCCAGCAGGTGAAGGTGGTGAGAGCCCTGCCCCAGATCGTCGAGGACTTCGCTGACAGGATCTACATGATCCCCGAGGAAGTTGATGCAGGAGCTGTGGTATCTGATCAAGTCAGGACCTTTCAGGTGCTTAATGCGCACAGGCGGAATTCACAATTCCTGGCGTCTATCACGCCAGCCAATGATGGGGGGATAGTCTTAGTAGATCCTCCAGGCAAACCCACACCGTCGGTATATTGCCCAGGGGAAGTACGGACTTATTCATTAGAGGTAGACAGTGAAGGCCCGGCGGTCATAGACGCCACCTACACATTTGATTGGCCCGCGGGATCTACTCCGGGAGTTCCAGCAGGAACCACTATTTTCAGTCTGATAGGCTTCAGAGTAGTGCTTTGGCCATTTCCTCCGACTTGGAGAAATCCGGTTACTGAGAGGATCGAATATGCCACGGATGTATTGGCATCCGATAATGCTACCGAACAGCGTATGCGGCTTAGAAAATTTCCGAGGAAATTTTATGAGTATGAAGCCAGTTCAATCCCAGATCCTCAACAAGGGAACGACCTAGCTGAGATGACACAGATTTTGGATGCTTTGCTCTGGGGGTTCCAGGCCAGGGTATACGCATTACCAGTATGGACTGACTGCTTGATTCTGAATGCGGATCTGCCATCAGGGTCGAGTGTTATACCGGTGGACCCGATAGATCGCGATTTCTTTGTGGGTGGTCTGGTGGTGGTGTTCAAGAGCGTGAACAACTTTGAAGTCTTGAATGTCGATACATTGCCGGGGGGACAGATAAACTTAGTGAGTCCCACTGTGAAGTCTTTCACAGGGCCGGTGAGGATCTACCCCGCGCATACAGCCAGAATGCAGACAAGGCAGGGCGTGACGAGACCATTCGATCAGTTTAGTTTCGGCAATTTTTCATTCCAGGTGGACGATAATCATGAGGAACCGACGCCAGCGGACCCAGCAGTGACATTCAAGACGGATGCAAATGGTGATCCAATACCGGTGTTGCAGGACAATCCGGAGCGTAGCGTTGATTTGACGCATGAGTTTGAGAGGAAGGCGTTCATACTGGATTACCTTACCAGCATACGCGCGGTGGATGACGCCCTGGGATTCCCGATAGAAACGAAGGCGTTCAGGTGGGTGTTCGGGGATAGGGCGCAGCACAGCGCGTGGAAGGCAATGATTCAATCGCGTGCGGGGAGATTAAAACCGATATGGGTACCGTCGTGGCATGATGACCTGAAGATCGTGGTGTCTGTGGGAGACCTTGACACCACCATCACAATCAGAGATATAGGGTATGGAACATTCTATCAGTCGCAGCCCGGCAGGAATCATTTACAAATCCTGTTGAAAGACGGCACACGGGTATATGTAGGTCAGATCATAAGTTCAGCGACAGGGGCCCCGGGAGAGGAGATACTGACATTGGACACCGCTGTAGGCACGGCGATACCACTTCTCTCTGACATCGTTAAGGTGAGTTTCATGGGACTGTTTAGATTGGACGCGGACATAGTAGAGATATCATGGCCATCATCGAATAACCCAGCTATCGAATTGAGATTTAGATTGTTGCCCGAGGAGAACGACAGTGCTGTATAAATTTTTGGTAAAAATCCATGCAAAAACGCGCGTAAAGGACTGAATATAAATGACATTTGAGGCAGACGAAGTAAAACAACAGGCGTTCCCGACGGAGCTGTATCGCTTCGTACGAGGCTCCGATGTGTTCAACTTCACTCCTAATGATGAGGAAATAGTGTTCGCTGGTGAGACGTATGTGCCCTCGTTGATAAAACGGACTGCGCCGAAGCAGGGAGCCGAAAGATTGGCGGCGAACATACAAGTGACGGTGCCAAGAGATAATACGCTGGCGTCATTGTTTAGGATCGTAGTGCCGTCACAAAGTCTTTTGCTGACGATTTTTAGATATCATCGGACCATAGCGTTACCATTATTGCCGGGACCTACCGATGTAGCGGTGTTCTGGCAAGGGCGAGTGAGATCAGTAAAATTTACTCGATCAGAGGCCGAATTGGATTGCGAGCCGCTGTCAGGACTATTGAAACGAGACGGCCTTTCGACTCAATATCAGACGTTGTGCAATCACATGCTATATGGCCCTGATTGTACAGTGGACAGGACTCTGTTTGATGTCGCGTTCACGATAGATTCCATAAGCCTAGACGGTTTGACCATCACATCGAGCGGGCTAACGGCGACACCGGGGCCGGCTGCCGGAGGTATAGAGGCCCATTTCTATGACGGTGGGGGATTCGTGGAGCGCGGTATTCTGCCGGAGGACAGGCGGCTGATCACGTCCTACAATGAGACCGGGGCTAGGGATCAGATACAGATTCTGAACGCGTTCGAGGGTTTGAGCACGGGAGAGGCCATGACGGCGTTTGCCGGGTGTAGGCGCATCAGACAGGTGTGCAACACTAAGTTCAGCAACATAGAAAATTTTGGTGGGTTCCCGTATATTCCGATTAGGAACCCGTTCGGAGGTAGCGGAGTACAATAAGAGGAGAAGAATAAGAATGGTCTGGTGGGTCACACTACTGCTTTTTGTCGGCTCGATCATTATCAGTGAGGCGTTAAAGCCGAAGCCGCAATTTCAGAACGCCCCTCCCGCGGGATTGGGGGAATTTAATTTCCCCACGGCGCAGGAAGGAAGACCTTTGCCTGTTGTTTGGGGGACGGTGAAGCTGCGAGGTCCTAACGTCTTATGGTACGGCAACCTGACGACGGTGCCGATTATCGAGATCGTCAAATACAAGAAGATGTTCAAGACTAAGAAGAAACGGGTGATTAAGGGGCACCGTTACTTCGTTGACATGCACATGGGGCTTTGCCACGGACCTATCGATGCTATCCCGGCTGTGTTTATTCAAGATCGATCAGCATTTGGGTTAGGTGTAGGCCCAGTGGGACCTGTCACATCAGTAATAAACCTTCCAGATTTCTTCGGTGGGTCGGAGAAAGGAGGGGGCCTTGGGGGACAGGTATTAACTTTCCAGGGAAATGATACTGACGCAGTGAGCTCCGTTATCGACGCGGCGATAGGACAGTCCCCAACTCCAGGGTTTAGGCGAATAGCCAACGTGTTCTTGAAACGATTTGAGATCGGGAACGATCAGTTCATTGAACCCTGGAATTTCGTGATAAGGAGAATACCGACGGCTCTGGGCAGCACGACTCCCACCATAGTCAATGATCAAGGAAATTCTGACGCTAATCCGGCAGAGGTAATCTTTGAGTTGCTGACTGAACACTCATGGGGTTCCAACATAGGGCCTGCTCAGATCGACATTGTCAATTTTAAGGCCGTGGCGGATACGTTGGCTACTGAAGGCTTCGGGGTATCGTTGATTTGGGATAACAAGAAACCCGTAGAAGACATGATAATCGACATCCTGCGGCAAATTGATGGGGTGCTGTTCAACGATATCGTGACCGGTTTATTTACCTTGAAATTGGCGCGCGATGACTTCGACGTGAGCCTGATTCCCGTGTTGGACCAATCGAATATCTCTAGCTTGGATACCTTTTCTAGAGGGGCTCTGGACGAGACGATCAATGAAGTGAAGATAGTGTATACAGGAAGGAACTTTAATGAGGCCAATGCTCAGGCACATGAATTGGCCAACTTCAACACCCAGGGGGAGAGTAAGATATCTTCGTCATTGCGGTACCCAGGTATCAACGACAGTGGTATCGCAGCCGACGTGGCGTTCAGAGAATTAAGAGGGCTGTCATTCCCTCTTGCCCGGATACGGGTCAAAGTGACTCGAGAAGCATTTAATCTACGGCCGGGAGATACGTTCAAATTTACTTGGCCGCCTCTAGGATTAGCAGATCTCGTTATGCGTGTGGGAGATGTGGGTTACGGGACCTTAGATCAGGGGTTCATCACGATCGATGCGACGCAGGACATCTTCACATTGGGAAACACTATATGGGCGGACCCGCAACCCACCGATTGGATCGAGCCAGTGAACGACCCTGCACCTGCGCCCTTTGAGGATGCCTTCTCTACTCCGTTCCAGATAGTCAGGGATGAGTTTCAGACTGAGGGGTGGAATACCGAAGAAGCGAACGCTGTAGCAACGGTGGCATCAGAACCCTCATCCGATACGTTGGGGTACTCCGTCCTGACTAACCAGGGGGGAGGCTTCATTACCACCGGATCAACGGATGACATCACGCCAACGGGAACCCTTCTGAATGATTATGATCTCGACGAAGATAATTGCCACCTAGACACGACTGATACTCTGGTGGTGACTGACTCGGACACGAGGATGGCATTGATTGTTGCAGCCACCACGCCGGAAGTGTTGGAGGGATACTTCAATCTAGCATTCATAGGTGACATCGACACCCAGGAAGGGGAGATCATTGCATTCGAAGACATCGTTGATAACGGAGACGGGACATTCAACATCAATACAGTCTTCCGCGGATTGATGGACACTACACCGAAGGATCACCCGGCGGGAACCAGGATATGGTTCACGTTCTACGGGATGGGTACTTCAGAGTTAGAGTTTGGAGACACTGAGGCCATAACGCTCAAATATCTGATGAGGACTCCAAACGGAACATTGGATGTGGGTTCGGCTGCGACAATAGCTCACACATTTACCAGTAGAGCTCAGAGACCGTATCCGCCAGGGAACTTCCTGATCGAAGGGGATGCGTGTCCAGAGTTTAATGATGGGGACTTGGGTGTAACCAGTGAGGTGAACCTCACGTGGGCTCATAGGGATAGACAGATCCAATTGGATCTGGTCAATCAGGGAGATGGTAATCTCGGCCCTGAAGCCGATGTGGATTATCAACTGCGAATCCATGACGAGGATGACGTACTGATCAAGACCGAAGACTTCAGCCCGGGCTCGGGCACCACGTCGTTCGACTACGAGTGCCTGGTGGAGGCTGCGGACAGCAGCATCGCGGTGGATGTTATCAACAACATAGCTTTGCGTTGGCCTGGGGGCGGTAGTACGAATGTGTTTGCTGCAAATTCTACGACCCTGAACTCCGATGGGGCAGGGTATGACGAGAAGACCATCGAAGTGAAACTGCGGACCAGCAGTAACATCACCACCCGACAGATCATATGGGAGCAGGGCGACCACCTGGACGGCCTCAACATGTACATCGACGCAGGTGGACTGCGGGCCGGTGTATGGTCAGACGGTGCCACCACCCCGTTCTCTGAGTTCACCAGCAGCATCGCCATCCTGCCCAACACGAAGTACAACTTCGCGTTCGTGTTCGACAACCCCAACAGCAGGATCAGACTGTACATTAACGGCATCCTGGTGGACGACAACACCGGGCTGACGCTGGACACCCTGGTGGCCCACTCTGGGACGTTTAATGAGCCGACTCTTGGGCGGAAGTCGAGGACTAGGTTCCATGATGGGAATGACACGGGCGGGGGCAGTATCTTGCTGGTCGACACCCTGGCTTTCGAGGCCAGGCAGTGGAACGAGGCCCGCACCACGACGGAGATCGACACGAACCAGAACGCCAATCTGGTGGGCACCGAGACCAATCTGGTCCTGCTCTGGGAGATCTCCGATGGCACGGGGACCACAGTCACGGACGAGACGGCAAATGGTAATGATGGCACCCGGTCGGGGTCGCCACTACCAGAATGGGTATGCCCGGATCTCGTGTTGAATGAGACCTTGAGATTTGAATTGGACAGCCGATTTTTGGCCTCGGGGCTGCTGTCCCACCAGTTCCAGGATCGCACTATGACGCGCGCGGGATGGGGCTATGGTTGGGGTGAGACTTGGGGAGGAGCGGCATAATGGACTGTGCACGCACGTGCAAAAATTCACATATTCCTGAATTTTTCGAGAGAAAAGTTCAGATATATCTTAACTTTTAGGAGATGAGAGGATGCCACAACAAACAGGACCGAATTTTGGAATTCCGTTCGGCTATGACCAGGGTGAGGGAAACTGGAAAGCTGCTTTTGATGCCTTTTTGGTCAAATTGGACTGTATCGTTCAATTATCGGTCCAGAGGGGGACAGATACATCATCGCCGGCATCGGTGGGCTGTGGTCCCCGGGGACCATCAACGATATCGCCCGCTTTAGGGCTGGTTCCTGGGAATTCTTCACCCCGGTTACCGGATGGCGGTCATATGTCGAGGATGAGGCTGTGACCTATGTATTTGACGCAGGATGGAATACACCCATCGACTAAAACCCTTAGAGGATCTAGCCTTGCGGGGTTAGCGCTAACAATAATAAGAGAATGGGGGAAAGACCATGACCTCAGTAATCCTGAGCAACACTGCACCAGAGTCTCCGGTCCAGATAATCTTTAGCCATGACCAGCCAGACCCGGTATTCGGGCTGCCTACCTTCTTCCATTCCAGGGTCGCTAGGCAGCCGTTGCTGGTGCAGGTTTCTGGCTTGGCGGCCGGCAATACATTTCAGGTGCTTGTCAAAAATCATCCCGATGCTGCTTTCGTCCAGTTTGATGTGCTGGTGGATGGCGCAGTCGATTCGGAGGCTTTGATAGAATTTCTGCAGCCATACAACTTTTTGCAGACTGTCTTGACTGGTACCGAGACGGTCGAGATAACCGAGATCGAGACAGTGGCGGATGTCTCCGGGTCCCTGGGGGGTACCTTCTTCGACTTCTTTGTTGCTGCGGGCGGCCCGGCGGTGACCCCGACTGCAGATTTCCGGTTCCATTTCGATGTGGACAACGGCAGCACCCCGCCCGTTGCCGAGGGCAAGACCCTGGTGGAGGTGGACATCTCTGCGAATGACAGCGCTACGGACGTGGCGACTGCTCTGGCGGCAGCCATGGATGCACAGACCAACCTGGGCGCGAGCAGCGCGGGGGATCTAGTGACTGCCACGAATGTAGTGGATGGGCCGGTCCCGAATGCAAGGGATAGCGTGCTGAAGCCGACCGGGTTTACCTTCGACATAGATCAGGGGGGAGGTCTTGAAGGGATCTTCGTATCTGCCCAATTTAAAAGGGTGGTGCCCTAATGACTGTCAAACGAATCCGACAATTCGACTTTAGTACCCCCGGCGGCGGCGGTCTCAATAACATAGTCGAGGACTTGACGCCGCAACTCGGCGGTACGCTGGACATGAATACGTTCAGCATCTTGGCTTCGAATGCGGCTGGGGCTGCGATACTAGACCTGGCTTCAAGCGCGACCGTTCCTAGTCTCTGCCCTACTAAGGGGGACCTGACAAAAGGTATCGGCAGCGGCAGCGGCAACAGCCTTGCGCTTATATCAGCCGGTACGCAATGCCTGCGGCTGGCGGGTGTGACCAACGGTGTCAACAGCTACACCTTCTCAAGTGCGGTGGCGGGATTGCCGGGGCGCATGATCGCGCAAGGACCAGACACCAACATTGACACGTACCTCGCCAGCAAGGGCATAGGTGTGATCGGTTTTCACCCTGGGAATGGAACGCGTGAACTTTTCATTGACACTGATGGCTTAAAGGCCCAGCTATCCACAGGACCGGCGATGCTTAATAGCACGCCACTTACTACAGCGGTGTTCAGGCCGAATCGAGTCAACAACACCGGTCTAGGCACCAATTCTACCGGCTCATTCGCGGCCATGATCCACAATGGCGCTGAGGTGTTTCGTTTCAATAGCGGCGGTAACCTGTCTCTGGCGAACATCAACACAGTGTCCGGGGCTTCGCTTCTGAATGAAGTGCCCACGGGCACGAATCCGAGTGTGGCAACAACTGGCACCCTTTTGACTTCGGGGCTCGGTGGAACAACGCCGGACGTGTCTCTCATTCGCAGCGCTGTGGAGACTTTGAGGGTTGATGCCAGTGTGGTGGCGGACGACATGAGGCTATTCCTGTTTGATGTGACCGCCGCGACATTGAAGAGGGTGAGCCGTGGGGCGGTCGACAGTGAGAGCGTGGGGTTCAGAAGTCTGCGCATAGCTAACTAAGTAAACGAGAGGAGATAGTGAGATGGGTGTTCGAGAAAACTTGAAAGATACAGGTGATTAGGACTTTCAACAAGATCATTGGCGCGGATACGGATGATGACCCGCTTCGCCCCATGGTGCAGTATTGGACCACTGAAGGTGAGTTGCTTGACGAGTGTGATTCATACTTGGAAGCAGCCATAAAGCGGCGTAAGAAAACAAAGTAATCGTCAGCCCCCTAGAGGAGAGAGATAATGGCGAAGGTTCCTGAGGTAGGTTGTCGGGCTGCAAGACTAGATTTCTGCTTTGAGCAGGGTGCAGCTTTTGATATCACGTTGACCTGGCGTGAAAAGGCAGCCCCTCAGACGCCGATCGACTTAACTGGATTTACTGCCCGGATGAAGGTTGTGAAGGATGCGGACACAACTCCTGTGACGGTCCTCGAGCTAACAACAGGTAATAGTAGAATTATTCTGGGAGGTACGGCTGGGACAATTCGGTTGCTGGTGACTGCTACGGATACGGCGGCCTTGTTAGAGACAGACTTTGAGAATACGTGCTATGACCTGGAACTGGTGCCAGGGGTGCCCCTTACTGAAGAAGT